AGGAGCCTGCCCACCGGCTACAAGGCCATGATTTCAATTCGGCTCGGCAACCTTGAGCCGCTGACATATCTCGCGCCCGAGGATTTTCAAGCGAAGTGGCACGAAGCGCCCGCCGCATTGCCGGACAACTGGACGATTATCGGCGGCGTGATCCGCTTCGGCCCTGCCCCCGACACCGCTTACACGGCCAATATGAATTATGTGAGCACGCTCACCGGGCTTTCGGGCAGCAACGCGACCAACTGGATCGTAACCGCGCACCCGGATCTCTATCTGGACGCAACGCTCGCCTATGCCGAGCGGCACAAGTTCAACTGGCAGGCTTATGGCCTGTATCTGGCGAGCGCGGAGAAGCACATTGCCGAGATCAACGCTTATGACGCGCGGCGGAAGCGGTCGAACAGCGTTGACACGGTTGCGGCTGAGTATTTCTAATGCTGTTTCCGGCGCGGGATTATGGCGATTGGGAGCCGGACAAGGCGGATTCGCGCGCCGGCTCGCTTGAAACGGCCAGCGGCGTCTTCCCGATTGCCAACGGTTACGCGCCGATCCCGGCTTTCGCGGCGGCGAACAACGGCACGGCGGCGGCAAAGGTGCTTGCGGCGGCGGCGTATCGGGTCGGCGGCACGGTCTATGTGTTCGCGGCGACGGCGACCAAGATTTATAAATATACGTCCAGCGGCTATACCGAATTGAAAGGCTCGCTTTCGACTTCGGCGGCGGTAGGCGTCCGATTCTGCGATTATAACGACTGGATGATCATGACGAACGGCACCGACGCGGTGCAGAAGTTCGATCCTGGCTCATCCACGACGGCAACGGCCAATCTCGCCGGCTCGCCTCCTACGGGGCGCTTCGTCGGACGCATCGGCGGCTATCTCGTCCTTGCCTATGCCGGCGGCGATCCGCTGACATTGCAATGGTCGGCCAATGGCACGCCTGAGACATGGAGCGGCGGGGATTCGGGCTCGCGCATTCTCTCGGGCGGCGGCGACATTACCGGCTTTGTCGGCGGCGAAGAATACGGCCTGATCTTTCAGGAAAATCGCATTATTCGCATGGTGCCGACCTATGACGACACCCGCTTTGCATATCAGGAAGTCGCGCAGGACATCGGATGCATCGCGCCGTGGTCACTGGCCTCGTTCGGCAAGCTCTCGTTCTGCCTCTCCAACAAGGGGATCGTGGCAACCGATGGCGTGACGGTCGAGGCTATCGGATCTGAAAAGGTTGACCGGACGTTTCTCGCGCTGTTTGACCGGACCTATCTGGAGAACATGAGCGCGGCGGTCGATCCGAGGGCCGGCCTGCTCTATCTCACGGCGGGCAGCGCGAACCCGGCCAATCAGATTTTCATTTACAGCTTCGGCCTGCAAAAATGGACATCGGCGCACATCACGGCGGAAAGGCTTTTCCCCTCGCTGTCGAACAGCATCGACCTCGAAGGGCTGGACGCGATCTATACCGATCTGGACAGCATCCCGGTGAGCCTCGACAGCGATCTGTTTCGGGGCGGTTATCCGCTTCTAATGCTGTTTAACGGCTCGCACGCCTTAGGCACGCTTACCGGGCCTAACATGGCCGCCACGTTCGTTGACAGCCGCATAGAGCCGTTTCCGGGGCAACGGGCAAGGGTCACGGCGGTACGGCCCATTGACGACGCTGCGGCGGGCTCTGTGACGGTATCGGTCGGCAACAGTCTGGCGGACACGGTGACGGCCAATGTGTTTTCGTCGCGGACGGGCGGGGGTGTGTATCGCGGGCGCGCTTCGGGGAGCCTGGTGCAAGTGAAGCGCGAGATTCCGGCGGGGACGGCGTGGACGTTCGCGCAGGGTTATGAGATCGAAGCGGTCGAGGGTGGGCGGGCGTAATGGGTATCTTCGGCCCCAAGCGCAAAACGGCCTATGACAGCCTCACGCAAGAGGAAAAGAACGCGGTCGATTATCACCGTCGCAATCTTGAAGCGGGCTTTGTGCAGCAAAATGGCGACGGTTCGGGGACATCATTCAAGGGCGCGGTCGAGGACATCAACGGCAAGCCGACATATTTCCCGACTTTCTGGAACGGGCGCGAATTGCCGCTAGATCAGGCCCGCCAGCGGGTGCTTAATTCGGGCATACAGTTTCCGACATATCCGACATATGACGCCGCACTGGCGCGCGAAAAGATGATCCACGATCAGATAATGGCCCCCGACATGCGGGCATATCTGCAACGGCTGAAGCGCAAATGATCACCCTAAAGGACGCCGAGGCCACACAAGGCGAATGGAACCGCAAGGCGAAGGACGCGGTAAACGCGCTGACACGGCGGCTGCTAGGCGTAGGGGCCACGACAACGCGCCCTGTGAGCCCGACAGACGGGCAAATGTTCTATGACGACACGCTGAAGCGGCCCGTTTGGTACAATACGGCGGATGCGGTGTGGCGGGGTGCCGAGGGGCCGGGGGCTCCTGTTACCAAGACGGCCGACTTCACGCTGGCGGCGACTGAGAACAGCGTCATCCACAACCGGGCCGCAACGAACACGGTGACATTGCCGGCGGCATCGGCATGGCCGGGGCGCACGGTGCGAATGAAGACTATTCAGGCGCAGATGGTTGTTTCGGCAAGCTCCAACGTGGTGCCGCTTGTCGGCGGTGCGGCGGGGACAGCGATCCTTGCGGCGACGGCGGGCAAATGGGCCGATCTGACGAGCGATGGGATCAATTGGGTCATCATGGCGGGCAATTGATGAAGGTCGCGGCGGTATCTGAAGCCTATTGGCCTGACGTGCGCCACCTGTTGCTTCCGGCAATCGAACGGGCCGGCGAATATGACGAGGCGGAAGTGCTGCGCCAGATCGAGGCGGCGGAAGCCCAGCTCTGGCTTGTGACCGAAGGCGTTAAGATCCACGCGGCTGTCGTGACGAGCATCGCGGTTCATTCATCGGGCCGCGTCTGCCTCATATGGCTGATCGGCGGCAATGACGCGGCGGCATGGATCGACGGGATTGAGACAATCGAGCGCGCGGCGGCTGATGCTGGCTGCGTTGCGATGGAAATAAGCGGCCGGCCGGGCTGGCAAAAGATGCTCCCTGAATATCGGCGGACGGCGATAGTATTGCGAAAGGCGCTGTAGATGAAGAAGAAAACCAAGGTAGAGCCGTGGAAGCCCGCTCAGGAATCCATCATCAAGGGCATGACCGCGACCAATCAGGTTTTCGACGAGAACCAGCCGCGCCTTCAGGGCTTGGCAACGCAAGCGGCTGACGCTTTCGATTCCATCGCGCCGCAGGCGTTTCAGGCATCGCCATTCGTGACCGGCGCGCAGAACGCGGCTTCGGCTATCGGTGGCGGCGGATTGCTCGGGGCTAATCAGGGGCAGGCGACCTATAACCGGCTGCAAGGGCAGGGCGCTATGGGTGGCGGCATGGGGATGGGCACCCAGCCCAATCCGTCGCGGCTGCTCGGAACGGGCGGGCCGGGGGAGATCGACCCCACCCGCAACCCGTCAGCAGATCAGCTTCGCATGATGGGAATGCCGACAGGGGGCTCAAACCCGAATCCCACCGGCAACCCGATCACAGCCGCTATGATGGGCGGCGGAACGCCTAGCGCGGGAACGATGGCCGGCGGTGGCATGGGCGGCGCAATGACCCGGCCGATGACTGGCGGCGGACGTGACCCCTCCATGGGCCTGCTGGCCGGCATGGCGACCGACAACAGCGCCTTTACGGGCGCGGACACGCTACAGCGCCTCACGCAGCCCGGTAACAATCCCGCCGATGGCTATGCGAGCGGCGTTGCGGGCGGGCAGTATCTCAATCAGCAGCCCAGCGCCGATATGTACGGGCAGATGATGGGCCGCGATTATTCGACGAGCAATCCGTTTCTGGACAACATCATTCGCCAGAATGACGAGAACGTCACGACGCAGGCGGCGCGGCAATTCGGCGCGCGGGGCATGGGGGCTGGCATCAGCTCAGCCTTTGCCGATGTGCTGAGCAAGAACCTCGCGAACACTGGCGGCCAGCTTCGTTATCAGAATTACAACGATGCCGAGAACCGCCGCTTGCAGGCTGGCGGACAGTCCGACGCGGCCTTCGCCAACGAGCGCGGGCAGATGGCAAACGCCAATTCGCTGCTTTCGTCTAACTTCAACGCCGGGCAGGATCGTTCGCTTGCGGCGGGTCAAGGGCTTATGCAGGGCGATCAGGCGCGATCGGCTCAGAACCTTTCGGCGGCTCAGTCGCTTGGCGGGCAGTTCAACCAGGGGGCCGATCGCGGCTTGCTCGCCTTTAACACGGCGCAGGATCGCTCGCTTGATGCGGCCCGCGCTTCGGATGCCGCGCAGCAATCGCAGGTGCAGCAGATGCTTACCGCGCTTGGCCTTACCGGGGATCTTCGCGGTGCCGAGTTCGCGGGCATCGCTCCGGCGCTTGGCCTGCTCAATACGGCGGCGGATATTCCTTACGTCGGCACGGCGGCGCTCAACGGGCAAATCCGTACCGCCTCGAACGGCTACGGCACCACGACGCAGAGCGGCGGGCTTGGGCAGGCGTTGATCGGCGCGGGGGCTC